TATGTTGACACAGCAGACGCTCTAAAGCTCAACCTCACTGGCGGCACTATGTCTGGTGCTATTGCGATGGGGACTAACAAGATTACTGGTGTTGGCGACCCTACGTTAGCTCAGGATGCAGCAACTAAAGCCTACACAGACTCTATCTTAGGTTCAGCTACTTCAGCAGCAGACTCTGCCGCAGCAGCAGCTACATCAGCCTCTAACGCCTCTACATCAGAGTCTAACGCATCAGACTCAGCAGACGCAGCAGCAGCCTCAGCAGCCTCAGCCGCAGCAAGCTACGATGCCTTTGATGACCGCTACTTAGGCGATAAAGCCTCAGACCCTACACTAGACAATGACGGCAATGCTTTATTAACTGGTGCGTTGTACTTCAACACTACTAGTGATGACATGAAAGTCTACAACGGCTCTTCGTGGCAAGTCACTGCAATCAATCCTGCCTCCCCAACCTTCACAGGCACAGTCACTGCTGATGGTTTGTCTCTTGGTGATAATGACAAGGCTACGTTTGGTAACTCTAACGATCTTGAGATTTACCATGATGGTACAGATAGTTTTATAAAAGAAACTGGCGCAGGTTCGCTTAAGATTTGGGCGAAAGATTTTGAGGTTTACAATGCGGGCGGTACGGAAACATTAATTAATGCCGATGTAAACGCAGGTGTTCAACTTTATTTTGATAACGCAACAAAACTCGCCACAACCGCCACAGGCATAAACGTTACTGGCACAGCCACAATGGATGGGCTGACTAGCGATGGGACTGTTGTAGTTCAAAACACAACAGGTTATGCAACTACTATCTTAAAAGCTGATACTTCAAATTCAGGTTCAGGTGGAACGCCAGAACTTCGGTTTGAATTAGGTGGTACACAAAAGGCTAGACTTAAAGTTGATACCAGTGACAATGTTAAAATATCAACAGGAACTGGGACTGGAACTACACGGTTCGGAATTGCCTCCAACGGCGACATCTCCTTCTACGAAGACACCGGAACAACGCCTAAGTTCTTCTGGGATGCTTCTGCGGAGTCTTTGGGTATTGGTACTAGTAGTCCTAGTTCGGTTGGAGGGTTTAATAAGTTTATACAAATATCAGGAACGTCTGCTTCAATCGCACTGACTGATACTGATGCTTCGCTTATCAATACCTATGAGATTGGGTCTGCGGGTAATAATTTTACTATTAATGCTGATGGCACAGAACGCCTCCGCATAGACTCCACTGGCAATGTTGGTATTGGTGCAACGCCTTCAGCATGGGGAAGTCTGTTTACTGGCGTTCAAATTGGCTCTTCTGCGTCTTTATATGGGTTTGATTCTTCGGTTAGCGGAGACTTTGTAAGCCTCAGCAACAACATATATGAAGATAACTCAAATACGCGCTACATCAGGACTGACCCTGCATCTAGCTACACACAAGCTAATGGAATTCACAGGTGGTTTAATGCCTCTAGCGGCTCTGCTGGCGCAATAGCAACGCTTTCAGAAGCCATGCGCATAGACAGCAGCGGCAATGTTGGTATTGGTACTAGTAGTCCTGACCAACTGCTTCATATTTCAGCGTCATCAAACCCAACGCTTAGAATAGAAAACACCGACACAACAGCGGCAGTCAATCAAACAATAGGCAAGATAGAATTTGAAGGACAGGATGCTTCAACAAATGCTTCTGGGGTTAGAGCTGAAATAGAAGCTGAGTATGGTGGAGTAGGAGGCGCTGGTAGATTAAGATTTAAAATTGCAGACGAAAGCTCAACGACTCTAAGCGATTCTATATTCCTCTCTTATAATACTCAGGTGTTTTCTACCGGAAACACAGAACGTATGCGCATAGACTCCAGTGGCAACTTGCTTGTTGGTAAGACTGGTCAAGCATTGTCAACAGTAGGTTTGGAATTACAGGAAGATGGAGTTTTAAAGTCTACAGCTGATTCTAAGCAAGCCGCAATTTTTCGACGAAATACATCAGACGGTAACCTAGTTACCTTTATGAAAGACGGCACAACCGTAGGTAATATTTTTGCCAGAGTGGATAGACTTAAAATTGGCACTGCTGATGTAGGGTTATTTTTTGATGATACTAATGACAGAATAACTCCAGAAGGCCCAGATAATTCTTCTGCTAGAGACGACGCTATTGATCTTGGATTCTCCAGTGGACGCTTCAAAGACCTCTACCTATCAGGCACAGCCAAAGTCGCCAACGTCTCAGAAACCGTTTACGCCCTCTCAGGCACAGCACTAGATCCTGCTAATGGTGGCATACAGACAAAGACTCTAGCGGCTAATACGACCTTTACAGACTCGCTAAGCTCAGGTGACGCTATTGTCCTACAGCTCGAGGCAGGTGCTAGTTACACAGTAACGTGGCCTACAATGACTTGGGTGACTTCTGGCGGCAATGTAGCTCCTACGCTGACTGCTAAGGACACACTGGTGTTCTGGAAAGTCTCTAGCACACTCTATGGTGCTTACACAGGGAGTTATGTGTAATGAGTTTGTCTAAGGCGCTAACAGCAGCCGCAGGTAATGCAGGTGGTGGTGAAGCATTGTACGTTGAGGATGTCTTCTCGACTTATTTGTATACTGGTAACGGCTCTACACAAACCATAACTAACGGCATTGATCTTGATGGCGAGGGTGGAATGGTTTGGATTGCAAACCGCGATCAGTCTTATGTGCGCACAATTTATAACACAGACCGTGGAGCTACAAAGTATCTCAGACCTTCACTTAACGGAGCTGAATCTACTAATGCTACAACTTTAACATCTTTTAATGCAGATGGTTTTTCTGTAGGTTCGCAGGTTGTTGTAAATCAATCAGGAAATTCTATAGTCTCATGGACATTCCGCAAGGCTGAGAAGTTCTTTGATGTTGTGACTTATACTGGGAATGGTACAGCGCAAAATATAGCGCATAATCTTGGTTCTACTCCTGCTGTTATATTTGTCAAACAAACATCGTCGTCATCGAACTGGTCGGTATATCATTCTAGCTTAGGCGCAACCCAAGTAATATTTTTAAACCTTACCAATGGCGCGTTTACTTCAGGTATTGATAATTGGAACTCTACAGCTCCAACAGATTCACAATTTTCAGTAGGGCCTTCAACTGCAACAAATACATCAGGTCAAACCTACGTCGCCTACCTATTCGCCTCAGACGCAGGAGGCTTTGGAGACGATGGCAGCGAGAGTATTATTAAGTGTGGGAGTTATACGGGTACAGGAACAGAAGGAAGTCCAGAAGTTAATCTTGGTTTTGAGCCGCAATGGCTTATTATTAAAAACACCTCATCTGGTTCTACTAATTGGGTTGTCGTTGATTCAATGAGAGGTCTTCCGGTTGGTAGCGATAGCAGTGTTCTATACGCAAATACTAGCGGCAGTGAATCAGGCTTTAGGGTTGCAGAATTAACGGCAACAGGGTTTAAGTTAGGGCAAAATATATCTTATATAAACCAATCAGGCAACAACTACATCTACATAGCCATACGCCGCCCAATGAAGACTCCTGAGTCGGGGACTGAGGTTTTTACGCCGTATTTGCCTACTGTTTATGAAGACCCTTACTGGAAGTCTACTTTTCCTATAGTAGATTTTGTTCTTGGAAGATGGAACACAAACACTAGTGTAGAAAATATACTAGCTTTTGACCGTCTTAGAGGATCGGGTGTTGGACTAGAAACAAACACAACTGATAGTGAAATTGGCGCTGCAGGAGATGCAAGCAGCTACATTAGCAACATGGTTTTTGACAGAATGTATGGATTTCACACAACCACTACATTTTCTCCGTCTACCCCTGATATAGCTTGGATGTTCAAACGCGCCACAGGCTTCTTTGATGTGGTGGCTTATACTGGTACTGGAAGCAATACATCAATAAATCATAATCTTGGCGTTGCACCAGAATTAATGATTGTCAAAAGAAGAAATAACTTAAGAGTATGGGCTGTTTGGGCAAGCGGCATAGATATAGACGATTATTTAACGCTAAATGGCAGTTCAGGTGTTGCTACATTTGCTTTGTGGCAAAGCACACAACCAACTGCAACTCAAATTACATTGGGGACAGATGGAAGTGTAAATGGTTCTGGCGACACTTATATAGCCTACCTCTTTGCCACAGTAGCAGGAGTAAGCAAAGTAGGTAGCTACACAGGCACAGGCAGCAACGTAGACGTAGACTGTGGATTCTCGGCAGGTGCTAGATTCATCCTGATCAAGCGTACAGACTCTACTGGCGATTGGTACGTTTGGGACAGCGAAAGAGGCATTGTTGCAGGTAACGATCCGTATCTCTTAATGAACTCCACAGCGGCAGAGGTAACGTCTACGGACTACATAGACCCTCTATCAAGTGGATTCACAGTAACATCATCTGCTCCTGCTGCGCTTAACGCCAGTGGCGGCACTTACATCTTCTTAGCGATAGCATAGGTGACACAATGGAATATCGTATTCAATCAACGGGCGAGCTAAAGACTCAAGGCGAAGTCCGCAGAATGCACAGCAACACTTCACTGCCTAAAGTATGGGACGCTAACGTCTGCACTGCTCTTGGCATAGACCCTGTACTCGCAGCTCCTAAGCCTGAGACGACTGGTTACACTCACGCAGTCCGTAACGGCGCTACACAGGACGCTAACGGCAACTGGGTACAGGCTTGGTCAGTGGTAGATATGTTCCAAGACTACACAGACGATGAGGGCGTAACACACACCAAGGCAGAGCAGGAGGCGGCTTATCAGGCTGATCTTGATGCTAAGGCTGCGGAGTCTGTGAGGACTCAACGTGATAAACTACTAGCTGAAAGCGATTGGGTAACTGTAAAGGCAGTAGACCAAAACGCTCAAGACAGCCTAGGTATTCAAGTGCCACAGGCTTGGCTAACCTACAGACAAGCCCTGCGTGACATAACTAGCCACGTTAATTTCCCGAACTTAACAGAAACAGATTGGCCTACTAAACCGGAGTAACAAATGAACTGGACTATTGCACAACTAGAAAGAAACACTACTGACAACGGAGTCATCGTAGCGCATTGGCGAGTAACAGCAGAAGAGACTGTGGGTACTGGAGATGACGCAGTCACCTACACAGCCTCCTCTTACGGCACTTGTGGATTCAGTCCAGACCCTGCCTCGCCAGACTTTGTTCCTTACGAAAACCTAACCGAAGCTGACGTACTAGCTTGGATTTATGAATCAGTTGATAAAGACGCAACTGAAGCAGCTCTTACGGCTAACATCGAAGAGCAAAAGAACCCTGTCACTGAGACAGGATTACCTTGGTAACTTAGGAGAAAATCTAATGGGAAAAGACAACAACCCCAAAACGATTACGATAAACGATGTTGAATACGATGCCACTACCTTTACTGACGAGCAGGTGATTTTAACCAATCACTGTCTTGATCTGGACAGGAAGATTGACAACATGAACTTCCAGTTACAGCAGTTACAAGTGGGTAAGGACTCTTTCTTGAAGATGCTTACTGAGTCTTTAGAGGCTGTTGAAAGTCCTATCGACTAATGACGCACCTGTTCTTGCTAATGGTTTTAGTCAATGGACAGGTTGAGTCGTCTGATATGTACTTTTACGATATTAACAGGTGTAACTACTTTGCCAATGCAATCGTCAAGGGCAAAGTAGAGAGGACGATTAAAGCAGAACCAAGACAGATAACCCTCGCGGCGTATTGTTTGCCAAGAGTCGCAGACCCTATAAGCGTGAGGGCTTATTGATGATAGAGATTATTGCAGCAGTAAACGCAGCAGGTAAGGCGTTTAACTACATCAACCAAGCTGTCAACAAAGGACACGAGGTACAAGACTTAGCGCATAAGTTTGGCGCGTTCTTTGATAGTAAGGACAAGATACTCGAAGCAGAGGCTGAGATAAACAACGCCTCTACGGTATCTAAGATATTCGCGAAAGGGTCTGTAGAGTCCACAGCTTTACAAATCACAATGGCGAAGCATAAGACTCAGGAGATGGAAAAGAAGCTCCGTGAGTTAATTGTCTTAACGGTAGGTCAGGATTTCTACATTGAGATGATGCGCCAACGTCAGGTCATCCGAAAGCAAAGATTAGATGCAGCTAAGGCAAGGGCAGCTAGGAAGCGGATGATTATTGACACCATAGGGTTTGTATTCATTGGCGGGATTTTACTTGTGTGTATTCTTTCCATAGTAGGAGCAGTAGTTTGAGCTTAGTCGATTACGCCAAGACAGACCGTCAACGCGAGATAATAGAAGTATGGGAGTTAGCAGGCAAAAACTCTGCTAGAGCTGCGACACAGCTTGGAATCAATGCGGGCAGTGTTCGCGATCATGTATGTATGGTTAGAGCTATCGCTTCTGCTGCGGGCTACTCAGAGAATTGGGATGCTCGAAGGCACGTTCCTGAAGGCGAGTACGTTGTTGGTCGGTCTATCTACACTACCAACGATGACGGCGAGAAGGCTTGGCTAAAGACTCGCAGGACAATGAAAGAGGCCGAGCGAGACAAGGCTCTACAGGCTTTCGTGGAAGGTTTAACTAAAGACCTACCCAAAGCTAAGAAGCAAGCTAAGCCTAAGATTAAGAAGTTTGACGCTGACCTGTTGCCTACTATTGTAATTGGTGACGCACACTTCGGCATGAGGGCTGACGCAAGAGAGACTAAGGAAAAGGACTACGACACTAAGATAGCCTCAGAGTCTATGAGGGATTCTATAGACTACTTAGTAGATCTAGCACCTCCTTCTGAGAATGCTTTGTTAGTAAACGTGGGTGACTTTATCCACGCTAACGGCTCAGGGGGTACGACCTTTGGTGGGACAAAGCTAGACGTAGACACTAGGATTGAAGTCGTACTAGACGTAGCAGCACAGACCTTTGTGTACTCTATCTCTAGGATGCTAGAGAAGCACAAGAAGGTGGCGGTCATTATGGCTCGTGGTAACCACGACTCTGACACCGCCATAGCCCTTGCGCTTATCCTTAAGTATTACTACGCCAACGAACCACGGGTGACAATACTAGACCCTCACGGGTTCTTTCACACTCTACAGTTTGGCAAGAACTTAATAGCAGTACACCACGGTGATAAAGTAAGAGCGCCTAAACTCGCGTCTTTACTACCTAAGATGCTACCTGAGCAGTGGTCGTCTACTAACTACCGCAAGTGGCTAGTAGGTCATATACACCATCAGACTTTGTTAGAGACAGACAACGGAGTATTTGTGGAGTCCTTTGCTACCTTAGCTCCACCTGACTCGTGGCATGCAGGGGCAGGTTACGGTGCAGCCTCAGCGATGCACCAAATAGTCTTCCATCGAGAAGGCGGTGAAGCATTACGCCATATCTATCAACTCAGAAGCAGCCGCAAAGCTGCTGATCTTACGCTATAGGTGAAGTATGGAAGACCGACTCTCAAGAGTAGAAAAAAAGATAGACTCTTTACAGGAGGCCATTATCTCTCTAGCGCGAGTAGAAGAAAGGTTAGTCACGGTCTTTAACCGTCAGTCTAAGATCGAGTCGCAGGTAGATGCTATGGATCAAAAGATAGACTCTATGGCAGAAAGCCTTGCTACTTCTATGGCTACTGAAAGAATTATTTGGATACTAATTTCCGCAGGTATTGCGGCCTTCTTTGGATTTATGGAGTAACTATGAAAAAGCTACTGATCGTCCCCGTTATGTTCCTTGCGTCTTGCACCTCACTAGAAGTCATTGACGGTGCGGTAGACAAATACTGCGAGCTGTCTCCTACTCAACGACTAGCTAACCGCGAAGCCATTGCTGAGGTAGTAGCACCTAACACTATTCAGATCGAGTGTGCAGAGTAATGCAGAAGGTCGCCGCAAAGCTGTCACTAGACGCTTACAAAGACGACATGCGTGGAGCTATCAAGATAGAGAATAAGCTAACCTCTACTGTGGCGTACGTTAAATGTACGCCTGAGTGTGACTACGTTGTCTTTCGCGGCACTAACTCTTTAGGGGATTGGCTGTTTAACCTGTCAGCTATCCCCGCGTACTACAACAGGCGGTGGACGCATGGTGGTTTCGCCTTGGCACACAAGTCAGTGTGGAAGCGGATCAGACGTTTACTAACCCCTCACAAGAAGACCGTGATTACCGGACACTCTCTTGGTGGGGCGTTAGCTGAGCTATCAGCGTGGGCGTGTAGGGACTTTACAGACCTTACGATGATTACCTTTGGCAAGCCAAGGGTCTTCCTTCGTGGTTCTAAGAAGCAGATGAACCACGAAGTACAGGTGTCTTACGTCTCAGGCAGTGACGTTGTGAGTAGAATCCCTAAGATCGGATACAAGCCTGACGCAAACCAAGACCTTGTATACTTTGATAATTGGGGGCAGGTGTTCTTCAATCCTCCAAAGGGTTACGTCAGCAATGACTTTGGACTAGGCGATGCAATCTCAGATCATTCAATGTCGAGCTATGAAAAGATGGTTAATGATATGCACCTTAGCATTGCCGAGCTGCGCCATCACAGACAACCTCTCAGACGGGTATGATCGTGGTGACATCACTAAGGGGTTGGTTGAAGACTTTAAGATTTATTGTACCGCTCCTGTAACGTACATCAGAAAGGCAGGGCGGGTAATAGTGTTAACCACAACAGGAATACTTTTACCGGACGTATGCCCATGATTGTAGAGTTTCCCGACAACAAGACAGACAAGCTAATAGAAGACTCAATGGAAGCCCTTGGTGATTGGGTTGAGTCAGAAATCGAAAAGGGCGTTAGCCCTATAATCCTAATAGGTTTGATGGAGACTTATAAGTCTGCCCTCACAAATAACCTGTTAGTAGATGAGGACGAGTAATGGGTACGTTTGTAGATAAAAAGCCTGACACTATGGTTAAGACCCCAACGGGGTTTGTTCCTTATCGCGACATTATGAATGCGGGTCTTGGTTTTCAAGATGTTCAAGCAGTTATAAATGCTCAAGCCTCAGACGCTTTGCTGTCTCAACTAGAAGAGCAAGATGTCCCAAGCGTTGTGCCTTTTTCGGTACAAGGTGCTTTACAGCCTGTTAATGTTGCAGACGGAATTAATGACTTTGAATTGAATTACGTAAAAGACTTGCTAGACAAGGGTTTAGTAACTATAGCTGACGTAGAGGCTAGTACAGGCATTCCTGCGGCAGAAATACAAGCAACCTATGACGCGCTTTCTGCTCAAGATATTGCAGACACATTAAGCACCTCTGAAGACACAGCCGCAGGATTAATAGGCTTAACAGTTGGTGACAACGAAATGTTTGTTGCTGACGAAGAAACTACCGCAGCAGCGCAAGCAACATCACAAGCAGCGGCAGATCCAGCGGCAGCAGATGACTCTTTACCACTTGATAGCACTGTCGCGGCAGACCCTGACCTTACAGGAAGCACAGAGCAAACTGCGGCAGAGTTGGAGGCGGAAGCAGCGGCAGCGGCAGCGGCAGCGGCAGAATCTTCAGGTGGATATACAGCAGGGGATATTGTAACTGACGACAGGATTGTTGGCGACTATCCGTTTATTTATGACGCAGATGCCAATGTATTTCACTACACGCCTTTTGATGCAAATGGTAATCGCATATACACGGGCGAAACATTAGACGCATCTACTGTGGCAGGATTTGATCCAAACTCAGAAGACACAGGTGCAACCAAATCTATTATGTTTGACCCCGACACGGGGCAAGCAAGCATTGAGCAGGTAGGTGATGGGAAAATTGTTTCTGATGACACAGAGGACACTGCTACTACAGGCTCGGGCTTAAACATCACCATTACCGGAGCAGGTCTAGTTGACGATGTAACTAACTCATTGATCTATGGCCCATTCCAAACACAAACCGAGGCAGATACTGCTGCGGCTGCTAATGCTGCGACCACAGGTAGCACTGTTACTACAAATGGCAACGGTGGTAACGGTGCAGATAACGGAAGTAATGGCGATGGTTTAGGTGATACAAATGGCACGGGTAATACAGGCGCTACAAATGGCGCAGGTAGCACGGGCGGCACAAACGGCCTAGACGGTTTAGATGGTCAAGATGGTCGTGACGGTAAAGACGGTTTAGATGGAGAAAAAGGCGACAAAGGCGACAAGGGCGATGACGGCCGAGACGGTCGTGACGGCCTAGACGGTCAAGATGGTCGTGACGGAACTGATGGGCAAGATGGTAAAGACGGCAAAGATGGGAAAGACGGCAAGGATGGAGTCATAGGATTGTTTAGTGCTATCCAAGAATCTCCTATAACAGAATCACTTTTGTTCGAGCCTAAGTTTACAGAGCTTGATAACGTACAACTCGGAATGTTTGAAAGATTCCTTCGTGCCGCAGGAGGCAGACGATGACATATTTAGAAGCGATCAACAGTGTGCTTCGGCGGTTACGAGAAGACCAAGTAGACACAGCCCTTGAGTCTGACTACTCCGCATTGGTCGGAGACTTTGTGAATGACGCAAAGAGGATTGTAGAGAATTCTTGGAATTGGTCTGCCCTTCGCGACACAGTATTGGTTAACACGGTTAGCGGCACAGCGGAGTATTCACTAACAGGCTCGGGTCAAGAAGCTGTCCTCAAGGATGTAATCAACGACTCAGCCAACAGGATGATGAAGCTAGAAACCAAGTCATTCTTTAATAATGTATACTTCAATCAAGACGTTACCTTGGGTTCGCCGTCTACCTACACCATCACGGGAGTAGATGCTAATGACGACCTCAAGGTTAAGGTCTACCCACAGCCTGACGGTATATACAACCTGCGGTTTGACATGGCTAAGCCTCAAGGCTTGATTACGGCAGACGCTACAAAGATCAACGTACCTCACAATCCTGTAGTCCAAATGGCCTTCGCTATGGCTCTTAGGGAGAGAGGAGAGACAGGCGGTCAGTCAGCAGCAGAGCAGTTCGCTATTGCTTCTACGGCCTTATCTGACGCGATAGCTATTGACGCTAACCGTTACCCTGACGAAACAACATTTATGGTGGTTTAGATGGCTCAACAGCTACAGAGCATTACCATTACTGCACCGGGATTCGCGGGTATAAACACCCAAGACGCACCCTTGGCGCAGGACGCAAGTTTCTCTGCGGTCGCGGACAACTGTGTCATTGATAAGGAAGGTAGGATTGCCGCAAGGAAGGGTTATGAAATCCTGAACGGCAACGATCTTCTTGGCTCGTCTGACGGCATAGAATCTATGGGTGAGTTTGTTGCTGAAGATGGAGACATTACGTTCTTCTCCGCAGGCAACAACTTAATCTTCTCAGGCACTACCACGATGGTAGATGTGACTCCTGCATCCTATACCATCACAGCTAATAATTGGAAGTTCGTCCCGTTTAACAACAACATGTACATGTTCCAACGCGGGTATGAGCCTTTAGTTTACTCGGACGCAACAGGCAATGTGACAACAATGTCCTCTCACGCGAGCGCGTCAGGGACTCCGCCCCAAGGCAACGTGGCGATTGCTGCTTTTGGTCGCATGTGGGTAGCAGACTTTACGGATAACAAGTCTACTATCTATTGGTCTGATCTACTAAACGGCTCAGCGTGGTCAGGAGGCTCGTCAGGCTCAATAGATATTACTAAGGTATGGCCTACAGGGTATGACGTTATTACGTCTCTCGCGGCTCATAACGGCTTCCTGATTATCTTTGGTCGCAACTCAATGCTTGTGTACTCCGGCGCTGATAGCCCTGCGACTATGACTCTCTCGGATACTATCTCCAACGTGGGTTGTGTGTCTCGAGACGCAGTAGTCTCCACAGGTAAAGACCTAATCTTCCTCGATGACTCAGGTGTTCGTAGCCTCTCAAGGACTATCCAAGAGAAGTCAGCACCTATTGGCGATATTTCTAAGAACGTCAACAATGATATTAAGTCTCTCTTCGCGGCAGAGACAGGGAATATTAGTATGCACTACTCGCCACGACAGGCGTTTGTGTTACTAAACTTCCCACAGTTAGGCGTGGTTTATACCTTTGACACACGCTTCCCCTTGCAAGATGGGAGTTTCAGGGCGACTACTTGGAGTCATATGAACCCTCTGTGTTTTACAGAGACTGCTGCTGAGGAGTTGTACATTGGCGTTCAGGACGGAATAGCAGAGTACACAGGGTATTCAGACAACAACACCGGATACCTCTTGAGTTACTTCAGCCATCCTTTAAGTTTTGGTAATACATCAAACCTCAAGTTCCTCAAGAAGATTAACCTCACTACCTTTGACGGGGCTGAGTCTACGGTCGTATTGAACTGGGCGTATGACTACTCCGGTAACTACAGGAAGCAAGCCTACACCTTACCGCAGTCAAATGTGGGACAATACAACATATCAGAGTTCAACACTGAGGCTGAGTATTCATCCTCTATCGCGTTGATTAAACGCAAGAAGATCAACGCCTCCGGTCAGGGTACAGTCGTGGCTGTGGGTGTAGAAACAACGGTTGATGGCAAGTCCATCGCCTTACAAGAAATCAATATTCAAGCCCTTATGGGAAGGATAGTGTAATGTCGAACTATACTAAACTAACTAACTTCGCAGCCAAGGACGCTTTGGTTAGCGGTAACCCTGCCAAAGTAATCAAAGGCTCAGAGGTTGGGGCTGAATTTGATGCGATTCAGGTAGCCGTAGCCACGAAGTCTGACGCTGCGAGTCCTACTTTCACAGGCTCAACTACAATGGCAGACCTAACAGTGAGTGGTACTTTCACAGTTGGCACGATTGATGGAGGTACTTACTAATGGAAGAATTGATGGAGTATCTAAAAGGCATTCCCGGAAGCTCAAC